ACACATGTACGGCTACTTTGTATGACAAGCTGAGTAAAGATACACGTGATTTGGTTGATAGTGTTAAGTGGAGAAGTATCTTTGAGATGGTGCTTAAGACACGAGGTGTCAAGACGTGGGGGTTAGAGCAAGCCACACAGACATCTTATTTTGGTGGTGGTACGGGAGGTACTATTATTGGATTTGGTGTTAGTATGCTTGATATAACGGATGACTTGTATAAAGGATGGGCTGATGCTATGAGTGAGACTACTAACCAAGCGACTATTGATTGGTCTGAGGCAACGAGAGGTTCACGTTTTGAGCGTGGCTGTTGTCAGATTGATGTAGGTACTAGGTGGAGAAAGAATGATATTATAGGTATCAATGTGGAGAAAGGTAAGTATGACTATGATATATGTATCCCTGCGTTAGATGAGAACAATAAATCTTTCTGTGAGGATGTCAATACCACCGAGTTCTATCTAAATAAGAAGAAAGAGATAGCACCCGAGATATGGGAGAGTGAATATATGCAGCATCCTGTTGATGTCAAAGGTAGATTATTCAATCCCGATGACCTTATGTATTTCGATGAGCTACCTAACGGAGAGCCTGATGCTAATATAGGTGTTGCCGATACGGCAGATACGGGTAAGGATAATTTCTCTGCTCCTTTTGTTAAGAAGTACGGAGATAAGTATTACCTTTATGATTGGTTGTTCACTACCGATAGTATGGATATTACATCACCACTTATCATAGGTAAGATTAAGGAGAACGAGATAGAAAAGATAAGGTTTGAAAGTAATAACGGAGGTAAGCTGTTCGCTAAGAATGTGGAGAAAGAGGTTAATGCCGATGTCACATGGAAAGCTACCACGGTGAACAAAGAGACACGAATACTCATGGATTCTACATGGATTAAGAGACATATAGTGTTCAAGAGAGACAATAGAGATAGAGATTATAGTAAGGCTTTTGAGCAGCTGATAACATATATTAAGATGGGAGAAAAACAGCCCGATGATAGTTGTGACTCCTTATCTATCTTATATAGGTTTATCATGGAAACGGGACTTAACCTTACTCATACGGAGTCTATCAATAGAGAAGATTGGAGTAGTGACCCTATAAGCCCATGGCAAGTATTTTAAATATTAAAAATAATGAGAAAATTAAAAAAAGAAAAAATTAATCCGAACAGATGTATCGATTGTGTGCATGCTCATCCCGATGAGTCATTTAGCAACCTAGATTATGATGGAAAGTATATATTATACACATGCAAGTATCAAAATTTCTCTTTCTTAAGAGATGATGAGGCTTGTTATAATTTTAAACATAAATAATAAATAATGAAAGCGAAGCAAATAATGGGTCTTAAGAGTGTTGAGGAACAGCTAAGACTATTAAAGAAAAATTGTAATAAGCTCACAACGTCTGATATTAGAGAGATGAGAGCTTTTTACGAGAATGAGCATCCTATATTAACGGACCCTAATATGGATTCTTATTTTGTTGATAGTAAGACTATTAATAAAGATGGCTCGGAGAGCGTTAAGTCGCACGAGATTAAGCATACTAAGCTATGTATCCCTTATGCACAACAGATTATCACTAATAAGGTGGCATTCTTATATGGTAAGGATTTAGACCTTATTCTTAATAATGATGATGCTACGGATGATATATCTAAGGCTTTTAAGAAGTTCAAGGAGATATGGAATGATGATATACGTATGATGTCTGTCTTACGTAAAGCGACCAAAGATAGCAGTATAGATACGAGAGCTGCCATACAGTTCATGTGGGATAATGATAGTAAGAAGATTAAGGCTAAGGTCTTATCTGAGAAAGATGGCTATCATCTATATAGACACAGAGATGACTATAATAAGATTGATGCTGTTGTCGTTGAGTATAGTAAAGATATGATTGTCAATGGTGAGCTAAAAGAGGCAGTACCTACCACCGAGATTTGGACAAAAGACGGGGTAAACACATATTATAATGGCGACTTTAAGAATGTAGATTTTAAAGGAAATCCTAAGATGAGCAAACCAAAACTTATGTTCGTTTTCCTTGAGCAAGAGCAGCCTGAGTTCTTCCCTGTGATGGATATTATCAATAAGCAAGACTATGCCCGCTCGCAGCATTCAGACGTCAATACACGTATCGGAAATCCTGCTATGGTAGTTTATGGTAAGATAGCTAAAAAGCCCTTATTTAACTCTTTAAATAACATCTATGAGGTAACATCAACCTCTAACTTCGACGGCTCGAATAGTGGTACAGGAAAGATGGAATATCTTGAGTTAAAATCTGCTCCCGAGAGTATAAAGATGGAGATGACAAATAATGAGAGAGATATATATCGTTTCACCTATCCCGACTTAAGTACCTTACTTAGTGATTCTAACTTTGGTAACTTATCGGGTAAGAGCATACAACTTATGTTCACTCAAGCATTTGTCAAGTTAGCAGAGGCAAAAGTGTTACATAATGATGTCATATCAAGGAGTATAAGTATTATTAAGAATTTAGCAATAGATTTATACCCTGAGTATAAGGCTATGAAAGACTTAAAGATAGGCTTCCAATACAACTCAATACTTCCTTCAAGTGACTCTGACAATATAGATATGTTAGCCGTTGCGGTATCTAATGGACTTACTTCTAAAGAGAGAGCTATCAAGATGCTTACATTCAACACTCCGGATACTATGAAAGAGATTCTTAAAGAGCAACTTGATGCTGCCATTAAGAAACAAGGTAGCACGTCTTCTAATGAAGATGATAATACTCCCGACCTCGATGAATCATCAGGTAATGAGAGAAATGCCGACGGAGTAAATAAATAGTAAAATATTTTGATAATTATAAAAAAATGATTATATTAGCAATTAATTAATAAATTTAAATCATACATTATGTTAGAAGAACAAAAGATTATTGATAAACTCAAAGCAGAGGGTATCAACGAGTCTATATCCAAAGGTCTTAACTTTGAAACAGAGGAGGCGTTAAATGGTTGGGTTGATAACTTCAAAACTACTATTACGAAACCAAAATCTCTTGGGGATTACACTAAGGATGAATTGAAAAGCTTAGCTGACAAAGGCGAGGTTAAAAACTTACAGTCTTTATTAGACGAGGTGAGAACGAAAGCGAAAGCGAAAGGTAAACCTACTAATGAAGGAAGTACACCTGAAGATAAGGGAGAAGGTGATAATGATGCAATATCTCAAATCACCAAAGCCATCAATGACTTAAAAGAAAAGATGGAAAGCTCCCTTAACGAACAGAAAACCAAATCTTTGGAGGAAAAGAAAAATGCATATATTGATGAGCATACAAAAGGCTTTAGTGCTTTAGATGTAAGTGTCATTAAACAGATTATGGGTAATGATGCTACAAAGGAACAACTTGATGCTAAGATTGCAGAGTTCAGGAAAGAAAGATTAGCTCAAGGTCTTGATGGTTATGCAAGTAATGATAATCATGGCGGACAATCAAACGGAGAACTAGATGCTACTTGGAAAGAAGCTCTTAAAAGTATGAAAGAAAAGAAAAATAAAAAAAATAAATAAATAGATTATGGCACATTTTAATTTCGGTGTAAAAAAAGCACCAACAGTAAAAATTTGGGATGAGTTAAAAACACATTCTGATGGCTTAGGTGGTGCGTTATTAGATACGACTGAACTAGACGCATCTAAAAATGACGGATATGTAATGCAGGGATGTCCTCTGTATTTAGACTTGTCCACTAAAAAAGCTCACGTAGTAAAATCTGCGTTAGTGTTAGAAGGAGGTACAACTGCTGCACCTAGAGTTAGCAAACAACAATTATTTAAAGTAGGTGATTTTGTCTATGGTAGTGGTGATGCTGTCACTGTAAACGCTGTGGATGATTCTAATGCTGATTATGATGTTTTAACATTGTCTGTTGCTTGTACAGGAGCAACAAAAGGAAACGTGATTAATGAGGCTGCTGCTGCAGGAGCAAATCCTAAAGCTAAGTATGAAGCAAATGTATTGTTATTAGATAACACTGCAATAATTGACGGAGAGAATGTAGCTTGTATATTTAGAATTGACCAATGGGTTGATGAAAGTAGAATAGTATATGCTTTATCGGATGCTACCAAAAAGGCTCTTGCACCAAACATTATAATTAAATAAAAGGAGAAAAATAATATGTCAAAATTTTTAACGTTCGAAGAACTAATAAAAGACCCAACTCAGTTTCAAGCTCTTGTTTTCAACATGTCAGACATGTTCAAAAAACCTAAGTTCCCGGACTCAACAGTAGAGGAATATAATGAAACTAGAGATTTTAAAGTAGTAACAGCGGTCAATGGTAGAGTGCCTATGGCATCATCTATCAGTCCATCATCAGGTAAACCAATAATTGGTACAGAACAACCATTACCTGCATATGGTCAAATGCCTACTTTTGGTAATGAGATTTCATTCACTGCCAAAGAATATAATCGCATTGACTCAATACAAAGAGCAATCGTAAACGGAGTAGCTCAACCACAAGAGTTGATTAATTTCCTATTTAACTATTTCGAGAGATTAGCAGTAGGTCCTTTAATGACTGTGGATAAATTATTCTATGAAGCAATATCTAATGGTACATCAACTATTTTAGGTACTGATAGTTTAGAAGGAGTACCTGTTTCTATTGATTGGAAACTAGATAAAGCTGATGCCGATGTTGATTGGAGTGATGCAGAAAATGCTGATGGATTGAAAGATTTGAAAGATATGTATAAGACATATAGAGATGAGAAAGGTATCATATTCTCTAAATTCTTAATGAATTCAAATACATTTGAGAACTTACAAGCACAAGTGTCTGTAAAATCAAATATATCAAGTTATTTTAATGGAGATACATCAACAACTTATTTCTCAGGTCTTCCTAGTCTAGAAGCTATCAATAAAGTATTAGTAGGTTCATATAGAATTGCTCCTATCGAGATTGATGATTATATGATTGACAAGTATGCTGCTGATGGTGCTTCTGTTGCAAGCTCTGAAATAGCTTTTGCTAATGATAGAGTAGCATGTGTAGTAGGTGACACTTTAGGTAAATATGTATGGACTCCTGCCGATGAACAACGCAGGCCTGATGCTAATGTAGTTTACCAAGATGTAAATCACGTGATGATTAGAACAGAGCAAAAGAGAGGTAAACTTACTATGGAAAGTGAACTTTCAGGTATTGTTATTCCTAGTCTTAATGACCAAATAGTTATTTTAAAGACTAAGGCATAATGACCAACCTAGAAGCATATATGGCATATAACTCCAATGAACTTACAGGAAACTTATCATTGGAGCTATATAATATTGACCCCTCAGGTCAAGATGACAAAGCCGTATCTGCTGGTTTAGGAATGATTGATAAATCCTTAGCTCCAAGCTTTTCGCAAGGAGATACCCAAGAAACTATTTCAAACGGATTACGTTCTGCCTTGTTTAATCGAGGCAGACGTATTTTATCTGATAATGGTATTGAATATAAAACTGATGAATCAGGAACGGAAATAAGACAAGTGATATGCTAACAAATTATAGATATGGATATGTAGCCGAGCTATATAAAGGAAGTGAACAATCTTTTGATGAGAATTATAATCCTATCGAGATTGAAGCTGAACCTATACCTTTTGTTTGCGATTACCAACCTACTCCTGCACTGAAAATTTCCTCTAATGGTTCTTTCATAAATATTGCATATAAACTATTTGTACCTAATACTGTGAACTTAGAGTTTACAAGAGGTGAAAATATAAGATGTAATAATATTAAGGGTACATTAGTAGAAGTATATAAAACATCCTTAAATATTGAGCTATGGGTAAAATGAAAATGTTATGGTCTATTCCACCTATTGACCGAAGAGTTAATAAAGTTATCAAGGCTAATGATAAAAAGGTTGTAGAGACCTTATTAGAAATATGTATTGCTGCTGCTATGAGAGCAAAAGAGCAACATTCATATCGTAATATCAAAGGTGAGCTAGAGTCTTCAACGGCTGTGATAATTATTAAAGACAGAAAGAAGATAGAGGAATGGAAACTATTAAACGAAGGAGGTCGTGACCCTCAAAGAGGATTTACCGATTTACGTAGGTTTATTAGAAATAACATTACAGGAAAGGATAGATTGCCTGATGGAACATTTATTCCTGAAAAAAGTATATATGGCATAGTAGTAGCGGCTGCACCTTATGCAGCTGAGGTAGAAAAAAGAAGAACGGTACTAAATGAGTTTATGCCGAGTTACGGCGTAGTATTTAGTGCATTTAAAGAAGCATTATCATGACAAATACAATATTTGATGTAATAAATTCATTATATAAAGAACTTATGGTTCTAGGATTACCTATATATAAAGAGGTAAAAAAAGCGGGTGAACAAGGCTCTTGTATTGTATTATCATATATGCCTATTTATAAGAATAACGTTAATAGTATAAATGATATTGTTATCTTTATTTATCTTAAAAAAATCAATGGTTATGCAGATTCTGCAAAAATATCTAAATATTGTTTGGATATATCAGAAATTTTAACTAATTTTAAGGCAGATAAAGGGATGATAAACTTTAATCTACAAGAAGAACCCATTACTGATAATATGAGTGAAGATTATACAGTAACAACTTATACCACTCGCACAATTAATAGTTAATAGATTTAAAAAATATAAAATTATGGCAAAGATAAATTTAGTCAAAATAAATGAAGTTAAGATTGCTGATGCAGACTTATCTGCGGGGGTAATGCCTTCCACATTCACAACTTTAGGTGATATTAAAGAAGGAAATTGTAATATCGATTTCCCTGAGAAAAGTACCACTGCTGAATATAGTGAACAAACACAGCAACCTTATAGATTTAGAGATTCTACTGTTATCAATAAGATTTCATTAGAATTAGTAACAGAAGATGCTGAAACATTATCATCAATCACAGGATATGATTATTCAGGAGGTAAGATGACAATAGTAGGCAATCCTAAAGCTAAGAATAAATATGTAGTTATCTCGGGAGAGAATATTGACGGAGATGTCGTTACAGTATCTGCTTATAATGCTCATGTCACCTCTTCATGGAGTGGTAATATGGGAGCTAACCAAGAGACTGTAGGATGGAGTGTAACATTTAGTATGTTACAAGATGCCTCTGATGCTAAAGCATTAGGAGATATTACTGTTGCAACTCCTGCTCCTGCTATGGGATAATAAAAGAAATTGTAATTGTAAATTGTTTTTATAAAGTTTTGTTTTGAGGGGGCTGAAATGTCCCCTTTTTTTTCTAAAAGGATAAATTTGAATATGAACGACACATTAAATATTGAGGACTTTCTGCTTAAGGATACTCAAAATATACTTCGATTACCTTGCCATTGTGAGAATAAGCAGACAGGTGGCAAATGGGATATATACCCCATGACAGTAGCTCAAATGGCAGAGGCATATCCTTATCTATCAAAGATAGAAAAAAGTGATTTAGATGAGCTACAAACGATAATAGAGAGTGGAGATGGAGGATATAAAATTAGTGATTATCTAAAATTCTATGCCGCATATCATGAACTGATTGAGAAGATTGTACATATCATAGTAGGAAGAGATATATCCGATGTTGCGACGAACGAAGACTATATGTATATGTTTATTGCAACGATATATCGTATGGGGAGCCAGTCTTTTCTGAAATCTATCAACTTAGCTCGAAAGTTGAGTCTATCAAGCAAAGCAGGGTTAATAGCTGCCGAAAAAAGATATACGACTTCACTAAACTTATAGTGATAGCAAATCAAGACTTTGGATTCACTCCACAACAGACACTTGATATGGGATGGTCACTATTACAGAATATGTTTGAAGAGTATAACTCTATGATGAGCAAAGATAATAACGAAGAAAGCTCCTCTATAAGTGAGCTTAGTAAAATAAAAGGACTAAAAATAAACAGAAGATAATGAGTAAATCAAATGGTGGTGGCAATAGTGACTTATTTTGGGCTACCGGGATAAACAACAAAGGATTAAAGAGTGATGCACAAGCAACACGTAAGATATTCACTGACTTAGCTGTAGGTGTAAACAGAGAGCTAGATAAGATTACTAAGAAGTTTGCAAACTTGCTTAATGCCGATAGTAAGAATATGAAGTCTAACGTAGTACAAACTATATCTACGCAGATGAAAGAACTGAGTAATGTTATCGAACGAGAGAAAGCGCAGATGACAACTATGGCTGGTTCTTATGGCGATGCTATGAAACGTATCAATTTTGCTGCAAAGAATATAGGCAAAGGTGTGGTCGTTCAAAGTCCTCTCACAAAGGTAGTGGCCAATATACATAAGCAAGTAGAACAAGCAAATAATGATATGACATTCATGAAGAAGCGTTTTATGTTTGCTATTGGTTCAATGGTAGCTTATGGCTCTATCAACACACTAAAAAGTCTATTTCAACAGATAATACAGGTTAAAGGTACATTCGACCAATTAGCCGTATCTATCGACTCTTTCACGGGTAGTGCTGAGAAAGGGAAGAAGGTTATGCAAGAACTTACATCCTTAGCCGTCAAGTCACCATTCCAATTGATAGATATAACGGATTCTGCTAAGCAGTTACTTGCTTATGGTGAGACTGCCGAGAACGTTACCGAAACGATAAGAAAGATGTCTGATGTGTCTGCCGGCTCAGGACAATCAATAAGAGATATATCATACTTATACGGTACATCACTTACCCAAGGACGTCTATATGCACGTGACCTATTCCAATTTGCCAATAGAGGTGTTCCTATATATAAAGCCTTAGCTGCCACTATGAGAGATACTAATGGAGAGATGGGTATATCAACTGCTAAATTAAAAACTCTTGTTACTGCCGGTAAGGTAGGATTTGACCAATTAAAAAGTGCTGTTGATTATCTTACTTCTGCCGGAGGTATATATTATGGCTTGTCAGATAAGTTGGCAGAGACTACTTATGGTAAAATATCTAACTTGAAAGATAAATGGACGATGGCTCTTAAAGAGATGGGTGAATCCACGAGTGGTATCATGAATGCCGGTGTTAGCGTTGTCACCACTGCCATTGAACATTGGGATTCCTTAGCTAAAGCTATCCTTACTGCTGCCTCCGCCGTAGGTACATACCAAGTAGCTAGACTAGCTATGAATGTGATGGTTACGGGTGGTAATGAGATAAGAAATGCTGCTGAGACAAAATCATTATTAGCACTTATAGAAGCCGAAGGTGAAGAGGTTGAATCAAAAAGACTAGTTAAGTTTGCTGCCGACAAAGAAACTCAATCATTAAGGTTACAAGCAAAACAGCTACTTGCTAATGCCCAGTTAGCACACTCTACTGCTGTTTCAGAATTAAAAGATATAACAGAAAAAATTGAGCTTAATGCTGCCGATATAGCAGCTCAGAAAAGAAGTATAGCTATCACACAAGAACAAATAGCAAATAAATCTACACTTACCGCTACAAGAAAACTAGAGAACCAACAACTAAAGCTAGAAGCATTAAATAATGAGGCTAATAATTTAGCAAAACAAAAAGGTGTTGCTGTTACCGCTGTTAGTTCTACAGCTAAGAAAGAAGAAACTATCACAGCCGGCATACATGCTGCTGCTATTACTGCTGATACTGCTGCCGTAGATTTTCTTGCTATTGCAAAGGCCAGGTTAATAAAAGTTACCAAATCATTAAAATATACTCTTATAGCTAACCCATATACAGCTTTATTTGTTGCTGTTACTACTCTTGCCGCTGCTATACTTATATTACGTGATAGGACAACTGCACAAGAGAGAGCTGAGAAGAAGCTAGATGAGACTATGTCTAAAGTCAATAAGACGATAGATGAGAGGAAGAGAAAGGTGAGTGACTTGATGAACACTGTTCTTAATGAGAACGAGGCAGAGGCAACAAGGATTGAGGCATTGAACACTCTTAAAGAATTATATCCTCAACGATTAAAAGACTTAAACTTAGAAAATATATCTAGACAAAAGAGTTTAGATATAACTAAAGATATTAATGAGGAAATTAGTAAGGGTAGATTATTAGAGTTACAAAAAGCCAAAGATGATGCTAAAACAAAAATAGCAAGTACAAAAAATTACTTAGCTGAATATGAAAAAACAACTCCAACAAATGCAGGAGCTTTTGCTTATAATAAAGATATAAAAAGATTCAAAGAAGAAATTAAGGAAGAGGAAATTTTATATAAAGAATTAAATGATAAATACCAAAAAGCGTTAGATGCTAGTCAAGAGGCTAAAGAACAGAAAGATAAAGAAGTTGTAACCGAGAATAAAGAGTTTTGGACAAAGCAAAAACAAGATGCTGAGGCTATACTTAATGATATAGATGTAA